CCTTCCTTTATCAGTTCTTTCAGATTCTGTTTTGACTTTACAAGTGGTTTGCCTTTATACCAAAGGCAAAAGAATTTAGCACCTGTCTTTTCAAACATCCAGTTAGCTTTTCGGATGGCACTACGCATTCTGCTTTTTTGACGTTGGTTAATTAACCAGAAATAGATTTTTACCATTGTGTGTGTATTTAAATGTTTTTTAATCGGTGTTTAATCGGTCAACCACGAGGGTTGACCCTACCATGCATTTTTTGACGATTGACGGCGACCAACTGACGGTGAATATATCTCTGCCCTGGTACGTTTTTGAAGAATGTAAATAGCACCCTCATCGGCATCCGGAGCATCATCGTGTGTCCGGCTTCCTTTTTCGAATGATAAAGTCTGTTCAATTCCGGTTAACATATCCCGGTCTGTTTGCATTGCTTCATTATACCAGACAAATCCGCGTTCCCATAATGGACTCACTCCTTCAACCCGTTGAAATTTTTCAGGCTTTTTACGCATGTCCGGACGGATCGGTAATTGATACCCGCGTAAATTACCTTCAGTAGTAAATTCATCCAGGATAATATCCTGAAGAAAATTGGCCTCCATGTAATAATCACAAATCACACCTTCCGGCATTGATTCATGCAGGTCGTAAAACCATCGTACCATTTCACCTGTGGAACATTGACGAACAAAAGCTTTGATATGGTGAAGTTCTGTTCCTATCTTACCCCATACTTTTATGGCTTTATAGTCATTCTTGGTAGTTCCTTTGAATGATGGGTCACAATATGCTACAATGCTTTCGTATTTATCCAGGCGTGGGAGTTTCTTCCACCGTATCCAGTCATTTTTAAAAACAGCACCCTCTGTAATGGGATTATTCATGTATTCCTTTTGGAATGCCCGGTAACCCATAAAAAGCTCCTTTGCCTTGATACGCAATTCTGTCCAGAACTCAGGCCATGAAGGTTCACCCTTTGCATTTCGTACATTTATTCTTAATACATATACGCTTGCAATAGCAGCAATACGTGCCAGTACGGAGTTCTTACCTATCATGTTACCAACCATAATAAAACGACCACCCATAGGACCAAATGAACCAAATAAGGCTTCTTTCACCCAATCAACCATGTTGTTTACCCGAGCTTCATTTTCCACCAGTTCATCATCATCCAAGTCATCAATTGCAATATAGTCCGGACGGTTCTCTTTGTACCGGAGTCCACGAGGTGACTGTCCACGACCACGAGCGAAAAAAGCGCAATCATCAGCAGTTACAAACTCTCCTTCTGTCCAACTTCCTGCATTATATTGTTTTCCAAAATCATTAATGTATCGTTGGTTGTACTGAAGTTCTGCCTGTACGTCGGAAAGTAAAGTGTTAGCATTGTCCTGGGATTTCCCAACAAGTACCATCACATTTATTTCACGTTTTTTTTGACATTTAAGCCAAAGAGGAATCATGATATCTACATGGGTAGATTTAGCATGACCACGTGCCCATATAAAAGCTGCCTGAATGTCCCGGTTCTCTTTTAGTTTATTTGCTGCCTTTGTATGAAATTTAGCATTTGGTATTACTTTCCCAGTTTCCTTATCGGTACAATAATGTGGAAAATAATAAGCAACAAAATAATCATAATCATTACGTGCCTTATCAATACGACGTTGTTTATCAGCATTAGATTCTGATTTATTTATGGTTGTCTGATTTTGAACCGAAGTACAATGTTCCTTCCATATCCGTAATGCTTCTTTTTGCTCTGATAAGGTCATATATTACGTTTTTTCCCACTTTATGGGTTATGGGTTCTTATTTAGTCAGGTGTTCAGATATATAAAGATCCTGATACTTGTTGATGGCTTTCACCAGTTCGGGTGTAACTTCTGAGTCAAATGACTGGCGGTACTGTATCCATTTTCCAAAAGCCATAAATACCTCAATGGCATCTACAATATTGGCTTTTTTGTCAAGCTTTTCAATAACACTGGCAAACTTTGAAAGCTTATCCCCTAATCCGGCAAGTACAACAGGATTCTTTTCTGTATTCGCTTGTTCAATCAGATTATTTACTGCCGTCAATAACTTATTGACTAATTCGGGACGAGTAATATTGGCGGCTGCTTTTGTTGCTGCCCAGTTGCCCAGTTCTACCCACTTACTCATTGTAACTGAGCTGACTCCTACTTTTTCCGCTATGCTTTTTTGAGCATCACCTTGAAGGTAAATTAAGCGTGCAAATTCTTTCTTTTTCTCCAGTTCTTGTTTTGTAGACATAATTTAATGTGCTAATGTGCTAACGTTCTAATATGATTGTGATGCAAAAGTGCTGCTTTTATGTCATGTTTAAAAATAGAATTGACAGAATGGCAGTCCTATTTTTTAAGGTGGTTTTATTCCTATTTCTTTGCAACTCAATCAGGTCGACGAAAAACGTGCGATAGTTAAATTTAAAGTTAATATAATATGAATTACGATGTTCTTATTTCAAACTCAAAACTGAACTGCTTTGGCTTTCGGGTATTGACCTCGGGTATTGATATGGCTCAATTTGGAAAGAACCCTATCATGCTATTTATGCATAACCGTCCTTTTGGTCGTGATACAGATGGTATGCTTCCAATTGGTACAGTCGTAAATCTGAGAATTGAAAATGATGATTTGATGGGAACGTTGAATTTTGACGAAGTTGATGACTTCAGCAAACAAATTAAAGCAAAATGGGATGCCGGTACTTTGCGCATGGTAAGTCCGGGACTTGATCCAATTGAACGAAGTGAAGATCCGGATTATTTATTACCTGGTCAAAAGTATGCAACTGTAACAAAGAGCAAACTTCTTGAGATTAGCGTAGTGGATATGGGTGGAAACGATGATGCCCTGGCATTATATGCTGATGGGAAACTAATAACACTATCGCTTGGTGGAAACAATGAATTTTTAAAACCTATAAATATTATTAATCAAAACGAGGAACCAATGAAATCAATCGCATTGTATCTGGGACTGCCGGAAACGGCAACCGAAGCCGACATACTGGCAAAAGTAACCGAAATAAAGCTGGCATCTGATAGAGTAACTTCATTGGAAGCTGAAGCTGTAACACAACGTGATCTGGCTATTACTACAGAAGTGGACGCTGCCATTACTCTGAAAAAGGTAACTGCCGATAAAAAGGATCATTTTATTACCCTGGGTAAAACTTCAGGACTGGAAGTATTGAAAACTACCCTGGAGTTAATGTCACCGGCAAAAAAACCAACTGACGTGATCAACCTAAATTCAAAAGGTGAAGTTGTAGAGTTCAAGAAACTGAGTGAAGTCCCTGAAGCTGAGTTGTTGCTTATGCGCGAAAACGATAAGGACAGTTATTGCAAGCTTTATAAGGCTGAATACGGCACTGAAATTACGCTTTAAATCAGAAATCATTTAATCATTTACTATTTAAAAAGTATTTAAACAAACAAATTTATAAAACAATGAAAAAAATATTAGTGTTTTGCCTGGCCTTATTGGTCAATTTCTTTACCGGAGGCGTAATGTTCGCGGCCGTTGGTATTGCACCTGTCATAGGCGGATTAGTTCTTAATGGTATTGCCATTGTATCACCGTTATTTGGTGCTCCGATAGGTGCATTCCGTGCAACAATTTTTACAGAGGTATGGACAGGCGAAATGATAAAAACTTTACGTAATTCCGCTGAGTCAATTGGGTGGATTAGTCGAATTCGTGATTACAGCCAATATTCTAAAAACGATGTGATTCACTTTGTAGACCTTGGTGGTGATCCAACAGTTTTAGTAAATAACACATCTTATCCATTAGGTATTGAAGATTTAAATGATACTGATAAACCGATTGGACTGGATAAATATCAAACTAAACCAACCCGTATTACTGACGATGAATTGAATGCCATATCCTATGATAAAATGGGATCAGTCATTGAACGTCATAGTGAAGCGATTAATCAAACAAAATATGCCCGTGCTTTACATGCATTATCGCCAAGTGGTAATGCAGCCGGAACTCCGGTGTTAGTTACAACCGGTGCTACTGCTCCTGAAGGTGGACGTAAGATGTTGGTTCGTGCCGATATTATCGCATTGAAAAAGCAATTTGACATATTGAAAGTTCCGGTAGCAGGTCGTTGCCTGGTGTTGTGTCCTGATCATGTAAATGACTTATTACAACAGGATCAAAAGTTTGTGGAACAATATCACAATTATACCACCGGTAAGATTGCTAACCTGTTCTCGTTCGAAGTATTTGAATATACCGATAGTCCTTATTATGTAGTATCAGCAAAAACTAAACTGGCATTCGGATCTGTACCCGGTGTAACTCACCGTCAGGCTTCAATAGCATTCTATGCTCCACGTATGATGAAAGCAACTGGTACTACTAAAGCATATTTCAGTGCGGCTGTTGATCACCCTGAAACACAAGAAAACCTTGCCAATTTCCGTACCTATTTTATTTGTCTTCCATTAAGGAATCAGGCAATTGGTGCGATTGTAAGTGATATCGTAGCGTAACAGTAAAATCAGTGAGCATTTATCAATTATCTTTTAATTGATAAATGCCACATAATACACACAAAAATGAAAAAAGAATTAAGCGAAGAAGAAAAAGCAGCAAATCAATTAAAGTTGGATGCTGTAGCAAAATTAAAAGCTGAAAAAACTGCTGAGGTAAAAGCAAAAGCCGATTCAAAAAAGAAAACTGATGCAATTGCAAAAACTGCTGCAGATGCTACTAAGTCAAATCCTGATGATATTCCTTTATTTCCGTCAACAGGTTCTGTAAAGGCTACTAAAACGGAAAAGTTTGATAAAGAGTCAAAAGATCTTTTCAAAGAATATCCGGATAACAAAGCATTTCACTTTACAAGTGATGGACTGGCATTTTT